CCTTTCGTCTGTTGCACCCGCCGCGATGATAGTGACCAAAGAAGTGGAACGCCATGCAACAAGTCGGAGTTAGCCCAAGCAACTACGCGAACCAAAACACGGAAGAAAAAATATGAACATCCTGACCATCGACTTTGAAACTTACTATGACCGAGACTTCTCTCTGTCGAAGATGACCACCGAGGAGTACATCCGCTCCGAACTGTTTGAGACTATCGGCGTAGCCGTGAAGGTCAACGATGGTGAGACCGAATGGTTCAGTGGAACCGAGAAGGAGACTTGGAAGTTCTTGCAAAAGTTTGACTGGGCAAACTCGATTGCTCTCGCGCACAACGCGATGTTCGATATGGCGATTCTTAATTGGCGTTACGGGATCAGCCCTAAAAAGATTGCCGATACGTTGTCAATGGCAAGAGCCATCCACGGCACTGAGGTTGGAGGCAGTCTCGGTGTGCTCGTTCAGCATTACCAACTAGGTGAAAAGGGAACGGAGGTTGTCAATGCACTGGGTAAAAGACGAATTGATTTCTCTGATGACGACCTTTCTCGATACGCTGGATACTGTATCAATGACGTTGATCTTACTTATGCTCTTTTTGGTTGTCTCGTTTCTAACTTTCCTATTTCTGAGTTGAACCTGATTGACTTGACCATCCGGATGTTCTCCGAGCCTGTGCTTGAACTGGATACTGGCGTATTGCAACAGCACCTGACCAACGTGCAGGAGTCCAAAGCCCGTCTGATGGAAGGCATCGACGAGAGCAAAGACATGCTGATGAGCAACCCCCAGTTCGCCGAACTGCTCCGCGCTCAAGGTGTCGAGCCTCCGATGAAGATTAGCCCGACCACAGGCAAAGAGACTTTCGCTTTCTCCAAGACGGACGAAGAGTTCAAAGCCCTACTGGAGCATGAGAAGGAGACGGTGCAAGCCCTTGTTGCCGCACGACTTGGAGTCAAGTCCACCATCGAAGAGACACGCACCCAACGCTTTATCGAGATCGCCGGGCGAGGCACTATGCCCATCCCCCTACGCTACTATGCAGCACACACTGGGCGCTGGGGTGGTGATGACAAGGTGAACATGCAGAACCTGCCGCGCTCGTCTCCGCTCAAACGTGCCATCCTTGCACCGCAAGGGCACATGATGATTGACTCTGACTCATCACAGATCGAAGCCCGTACACTGGCATGGCTTGCAGAGCAGAACGACTTGGTTGATGCCTTTGACCGAGGCGAGGATGTGTACAAGATCATGGCATCTGCCATCTACGGTAAACCCGTCGATCAGATCACCAAAGACGAACGCTTTGTGGGTAAGACCACAATTCTTGGCGCAGGGTACGGCATGGGGGCGAAGAAGTTCCGCGCCCAGTTGAAGAACTTCAACGTTGACCTGCCACAAGAAGAATGCGAACGCATCATCACGGTGTATCGCCAAACCTACCCAATGATTCCGATGCTGTGGCGGGAAGCAGGTAACGCCTTGCTTGCTATCGCTAACGGTCAGAGTGCACCGCTGGGACGCCCTAATGTTCTTGCGGTGGACGGAGTCAAAGGCATTCGCTTACCCAACGGGCTACACATCAAGTACCCGAACCTGAGACGCTGGACAAATGAATCTGGAAAAGAAGAACTTGTATACGACACCAAAAGAGGCAAAGCCGTTATCCCCAATCGAATCTACGGTGGCAAAGTTATTGAGAACGTCTGCCAAGCACTGGCACGTATCGCTATCGGAGAGCAGATGCTCCTCATCGCCAAAAAATACCGAGTCGTGATGACCGTCCATGACGCTATTGCTTGCATCGTACCCACAGCCGAAGCCGAGACTGCTCGGGAGTTTGTGGAGATGGCGATGCGTATCCGTCCCAAGTGGGCATCTGACCTGCCGCTGAACTGCGAGTCCGGCGTGGGTCTTTCTTATGGAGACTGCTGATGAGTTGGTTCAAGAAAAAGTTCGCCCAGTGGTGCAGAGAAGCATGGGAAGACGCACAGAAGGAAAGACGTGATGTCCTTGCAAGTCCGAGCACTGCGGAGCAAGACACTGAAACGCCACCCAAGATGCGCTTTGCCATCCTCGAAGCCATCAACGGACGCTTCATTCAAATCGCAACTTACAAGCCGCAACAGCGTGGGTCTGACTGGATAACAGAGTATTACCTTGTGCCCGAAGGTAAGAAAGTCTCCGAAGCCCTGACTCTACTGATGCTCATGAAGGGAGCCGATGATGCACCAAGCCGTTGAACTCATCCTGAAACGCATGGAGAGTAACCCTGACGAATTTACTGGCGACAGTAAAGATCGTTGGATGCGGATGATTAAACGCTACGAAGCCTTCTTCAATGATGAAGAACGCAAAGCCATAACGGAAAAACAGAACGCCATCATGATGAAAGAGTTCCACAAAGAGGTTATGGCTGAACTGCTCTATGGTGAAGACCGCCGCCGAGAAGAACGTGAAGCCCAAACGGAAATGGCACAGATGAAAATGCAGTCGCAAATTATGCGAAACGCCGCTCAGAACCTTTCAACCATTCAACCGGGGTCCATCTATGCACTTGCTGCTAACAACGTAGCGTCAGGCACAGTGACCATCCAAGGCACTGCAAACATTCAGTCCGACACAATGACGCTGGGTGGGGAATCCATCGACAAGTCCCTTATTCAGAAACTCAAAGAACTGGTGAAATGAAACAAGACATTCTCGTTGACTACGCTGCCCCTTGCTTGAAAGCAGAGCGGGCGCTTAAAGACCTTCACGAAGCAATGCTGATGCGCGACTATGAGCAAGCCATTCATTTTGCGCTGCAAGCACTCGTTGAGACAAAACTTACTTTGAACGCCATCAAACATGAGCAAGAAAAGTACGCAGGATAAGCACCCGAGTGGCCTCACTCAGGAGCGATGGGACTGGCCTTTCAAGACCACAGATGAAAAGGTCTTGGTGGCACAGTGGTTCCGAAAGGAACAAAGGAACGAGAAGCGCAAGCAACTCGACAATTTTGAAGAATCACCTTTTTAGGAGTGAACAAATGAAAGCCCAAACCAAGAAGTCCAAGATGATTGCCTTTTTCAAGGCAAACCCAAACGCCAAACCAAAAGACGTTGCTGCCAAGTTCAAGGTAGCGATGCCCACCATTTACGCTATCCGTAAGCAAGCACTGGGAGCCGACTGGAAAGTTGCTGCAATCATGACCAGCAACACCCCGTTGATGGCTGATGAAGTGCTTGATCACGATGCTGCCAACCTTGTTTACCAAGCATCCCTTTGTAAGAAACGCTTTCAAGAGAGCGACAAAGCCAACGCCCAGCAATATGGTGGTGACCATTACATCAACATGGGTGTGCAACCGTGGAAGGCGATGGAAGCATGGATGTCTACGGAAGCATTCGCTGGCTTCCTGCGCGGCAACGCCATCAAGTACCTTGCCCGTGCTGACAAGAAAGGCGGCGTGGAAGACTTGAAGAAAGCCCGTCACTACCTCGACAAGTTGCTCGAAGTATTGGAGACATCTAAATGACCACCCTTGCCGAAGCCAAACAACTTTTCGGCGGGGCAATCCGTGGCGAGGGGATGGATTGCCCTTGCTGCGGGCGGTGGGGGAAGATCAACCCCTACCAAATTACCAGCACTCAGGCCAAGGGTCTGATCTGGATGTACACCAACTTTCCTCGGAATCACTGGATTGATCTTGGTCGTGCTCCTGATTGGATACTGCGCTCCAAACCCATGTCTACTGCTAAATGGTGGGGTCTGGTTGAACCCGCAGCCAAAGATGAGGGGGATGCAGATAAGAAAGCATCCGGAAGATGGCGTCTGACGGACAAAGGTCGTGCGTTCGTCATAGGGCGCACCCTGATTCCCAAGTACGCTTTTATCTTTGACAATGGTTGTTTCGGTTACTCTAGCGATATGGTAGACATCCGAGACTCCCTTAAGAAACGGTTCTCCTATGAAGAACTGATGGGTAATTCCATGCAGAGACTGACATGAGGTGGGTCTTTGCTGTCTTGTTGGTTGCGTCTATCGGCATAGGCATCTTGTTCTTGGGGTACTACCAAGGGCGTGAAGCCTACATGGCTGGTTACAACGCTGGCTACATGACTGGGTATGTGAATGCAGGAAAGGAGCAATGTGGAAAACGCTGATGAGAAAGTCTGGAAGTACTTGGTCGAACACAAGACCCCTGTGTTGGCATCGACACTTGCCAAGCGATTTATGTTCAGCCAAAGCCACGTTGCTCGTATTCTGCGAGACTTAGAGCAAGCAGGTAATGTCGAAGCAGTGCGCATCGGCAGTCAGAAGTTTTACCGAGTGAAGCAATGACGTTTGCAGTTGACCCAAACATGAGAAAGAAAAGCAAGTACCGCCCAAAACCTGTGCTGCTCAATCCTATCGGATACGTTCTCGAAGGGCTGGAACCAGTGCGGTCTCACACCTCCCATGCAATCAACCTGAAGATCAAGAACCATCTTGCTCTGACAAACTTGACGCAGGGGAAAGCCGTTCGGCATGACATTGACGTTCTCATCAACATGGTGAACGTCGTGGAAGCCCTGTACCGCTTGGGTTTTGGTAAGGAGTACGCAGAAGAAGTAAAGGCGGGACTTGATGCCCTGCATGCGGTGGCTGTGCGAGGTAAAGACACCAACCGCTTTATTCTTCGGTCTGACGAGATGAACGCCTTGAACCTCATCTGCGAACTGCATGACGCTCAACTGGAGGTCATCACCGTCAAGGACTTGGACAACGCGATTGACCTAGTGGACAAGGAACGCCGAGCCAAGAAAATGCGTCCAGTGATAAACCTAGCGGAGCAAAAACCATGAAGAAAACGATGGGCAAGCGCAAAGTTAGCGAAGATGCTGCAAGGCATTGGATTACAGGCATGCGCTCGATAGCCCGTCAAGTACCGATCAGCCCGTTTCACCTCGCCGCCGCTGACGATATGGAGAGAATGCTGGAGGAACTGTTAGAGTTACGAAAGCAGATAAAAGAACTAAACGAGGTTACCGAATGAATATCACATGGTCTTACTCATCGCTCAAGACCTTTGAGCAGTGTCCAAAGAAGTACTTCCACTTGAAGGTGGTCAAGGATGTCAAGGACGAGGGCAGCGAAGCCACGCTGTACGGGCAAGAGTTGCACAAAGCGGCTGAGGACTACCTCAAGGAAGGCACCCCCATCCCGCCTAAGTTTGGCTACATCCAAGACACTGTGGATGTCATCAAGAACATTCCGGGCGAGAAGCACTGCGAACTCAAACTGGGTGTCAGGAAGACGGACACTGGCTACGAGCCTTGTGGTTTCTTTGACAAGGATGTTTGGTGGCGGGGCATCGGTGACGTGATTGTGGTACAGGACGAACTGGCTTTCTCCTTGGATTACAAAACCAGCAAAAACGCCAAGTACGCAGACCTCAAGCAGTTGGACATCCTTGCCGCTGCCTTGTTCACGCACTTTCCCCAGATCAAGAAGATCAAGTCTGCCTTGGCTTTCGTGGTCAGCAATGAGTTTGTCCACAAGGAGCACTTTGCCGAGATGCGGGACTCTTACTTTGCAGCGTTTGAGCCGGACCTAGACCGGCTTGCTACTGCTCAAGAAACAGGAGTGTGGAACACGAACACCGGGCCTTTATGTAAGTTCTGCCCCGTCGTATCATGTGAGCATAACCGCAAGCGATAGGAGGCGACCATGCCATACGTTAACAAACCCAGACCATATAAAAAAGAGTACGAGCAGTACCAAGGTACCGAAGAACAAAAGAAGAACCGCGCCACGCGCAATGCTGCCCGCCGCAAGGCAATACAGGCTGGCAAAGCGACCAAAGGCGACGGCAAAGATGTGCACCACACCACGGCTCTGTCCAAGGGTGGTAGCAACAAAGGCAAACTACAAGTCATTTCGGCAGCGAAAAACCGTTCGTTCAAACGTGATGCAACGAACAAACTCGTTTCCGAAGTAAGTCCAAGAGAGCGAAAGAGTGCAAATCGTCGATAACAAAGTACTGCTGCTACAAACTAAGCAGCCACATCCGATCACTGAGCAGATCAAAAAGAGCGCAGTCCTCTCACAAGATGACGGTGTCTATGAGGTCGCGGTCAACTGGGGATTGAAAGAGGCACAAGCCCTTGCACGGTTGGGTATCAAAGATGCCCCATCGCCAATCCTGCGCGACTACAAGTGGACTGGCAAACTGACTCCGTTTGCCCATCAGAAAGAGACCGCTTCTTTCTTGACTCTCTACCCCAAAGCCTTTTGCTTCAACGAGCAAGGCACGGGCAAAACAGCATCCGTCATCTGGGCGGCTGACTACCTGATGAAGATAGGGCGCGTGAAGCGTGTGCTTGTTCTGTGCCCTCTGTCTATTATGAAATCAGCATGGCAGCAGGACTTGTTCAAGTTCGCCATGCACCGTTCCTGTTCTGTTGCTCACGGGGATGCTAAGACTCGCACCAAGGTTATCAACGCAGGTTCGGACTTTGTCATCATCAACTTCGATGGGCTGGCTGTCGTCAAACAAGCAATCCTCGACGGGGGCTTTGACTTGATCGTGGTTGATGAAGCCAACGCATACAAGAACCCGCAGACCAACCGCTGGAAAGTGCTCAAAGATGTCGTCGCCAAGGCTGACTGGCTTTGGATGCTGACAGGCACTCCGGCTGCACAGTCTCCGCTAGACGCATACGGGCTGGCAAAACTGGTTAACCCTGATGGCGCACCCAAGTACTTTGGTCAGTTCCGTGACCAAGTGATGTACAAGGTGTCACAGTTCCGGTGGCTACCTAAGCCCCAAGCACAGGGAGTAGTGCACAAAGTCTTGCAACCTGCCATTCGGTTCGAGAAAGATCAGTGCCTTGACCTACCCGAGTTGACATTCGTTGAACGCGAAGCGCCCTTGACGCCGCAGCAGGTGAAGTACTACCGGATGCTCAAGAAGCAGATGACAATCAGCGCCGCTGGCGAAGAAGTCACAGCAGTCAACGCAGCGACCAACATCAACAAGTTGTTGCAAATCTCAGGCGGTGCGGTCTACACCGACAACCGTGAAGTCATCGAGTTCGATGTATCCAATCGAATACAGGTCATCCTCGAAGTCATCGAAGAAGCCTCCCACAAAGTGCTGGTCTTTGTACCGTTTACGCACACCATCGAGTTGCTCCGCGAAGTGCTGGAGAAGAACAACATCTCGTGCGGTGTCATCAACGGGCAAGTCAGCGTCAACAAACGCAGTGAGTTGGTCAAAGACTTCCAAGAAAAAACTGACCCCCATGTGCTCATCATTCAGCCACAGGCCGCCTCTCATGGCCTTACGCTTACCGCAGCAGACACAATTATTTGGTACGCCCCCGTCACAAGCGTGGAGACCTACCTGCAAGCCAACGCCCGAATCAACCGTCCGGGTCAGAAGAACGCGATGACCATCGTGCACATCAAAGGCAGCGAAGTTGAGAGCAGACTCTACGGCATGCTCCAGAACAACATAACGAACCACGAAAAAATTGTGGACTTGTATCGCCAAGAAATTTCAAACGACGTTTGACAAAGTCAAAAGTTGTGTTATACTGGCATCTCAAAAGCAAGAAGGAGCGACTTTATGACCGAAACAGAATTGACCATTGACGAACTTGTAGGCATCTACCTCAAGATTCGCACTGCCATCGAAGCAAAGGAAGAGCAGCACAAGGCTGAACTGCAAGAACTGAAAGATCAGTTCGATGTGGTCGGCAACAAGTTGCTTGAAATCTGCAACGAGCAGAACATGGATAGCATCAGAACACCAGTAGGAACAATCTCTCGCCGGGTGTCGTCACGGTACTGGACGAGCGATTGGGATTCGATGTATCAGTTCATCCAGAACAACGATGCACCTTTCCTGTTGGAGCAACGAATCCACAATTCCAACATGCGACAGTTCTTGGAGGACAACCCAGACAAGTTCCCGGCTGGACTTCAGAACGAACGCAAATACACCGTGCAAGTCCGTAAACCAACTGCCAAGTAAGGAGCGACTATGGATGAGAAGCAGTTTGAGTTGCAAGCGCGGGTGACTGCGCTACAACTCGCAATTCAAGTAATGGGGGCAACCCCTGAGCAAGTCGTGCAGTACGCACAAACTTTTTATGAATTTCTCAAAGGAGCAAAGTAAATGGGCAATCTCGCCATCTTCAAACAACAAAACGCCGTCGCCGTCTCGGGCAACCGTCAACTAAGCGACCTCGCCAAATCGCTGGCAACCTCTACGACCTCGCGTCGTATCCAGACCAACACCAACGGTACGTTCAAGCGCATCGTCAATGGTGAGCAGATCGGCAACGCCGTGCGTGGTGAAATCAACGTCATCATCGTCGGTGCACTGCCCAAGGTCTCCCGCATTTACTATCGGGAGAAGTTCGATCCGAACAAAGAAGCCACTCTGCCAAACTGCTGGTCTAACCTCGGTGACAAGCCAGAGGCTAGTGCTGGTGACAAGCAGCACGACAACTGCGCGGACTGCCCTCAGAACATCAAGGGTTCAGGCGACAACGGTGGTAAAGCCTGTCGCTATCAGCGCCGCATCTCGGTGATGGTCGAAGGTGATTCCAGCGGTGATGTGTATCAGTTCAACGTCCCTGCCAAATCTCTGTTCGGTAAGGGCACTGGCAACGTGCATCCGTTCGAGTCCTATGTCAAGTTCTTGATCGCCAACGGCGAGTCTCCTGACAATGTGGTGACCAACATCTCTTTTGATGCAAACGCCGACACGATGGAACTGCTGTTCACTCCGTTGCGCAACATCAACGACGAAGAGTACGAACTGGTCAAGGCTTCTCAATCTAAGCCCGAGACCAAGATGTACACCATGATTACCGTGGCGCAAGCCGATGGTGTCAAGAAGCAGCCACCTGCCGTGGAAAACAAAACCAAGGCAAAGGCTGAAGATGTCGAGCCGAAGAAGGCTGTCGTGCGTTCGGATGAGCCGGATGACGAAGCAATCGAAGAGCCTGTAAAACGCCAAGTTAAAAAAGCCGAGCCTGCGCCCAAGGCTAAGGCAAGCCTCGCTGACGTTGTAAGTCAGTGGAGCGAAGACGAGTAACTCGATGAGTTACGGCTACAGCGCACGGCTGATTGCTCTGAACAAGGAGGCCGACTCCAAGTTGCTGGGTGTTAAGTTGGGTAGGGTTTGCATCAAACGCAATATCCCTGTCTCGCTTGTTGCATCCGAACTTGGGGTCAGCCGACAGACGGTCTACAACTGGTTCACTGGGGCAAACACCCCTCTGAATCAGTCAGTAGGTGCAGTCCAGACCTTGCTCAAATCTTTCATCTGATTTTCTTATAACGCCTTGGACACGGAGTCTAGGGGGTAGTGCCCCCTTTTTCGACATGAATGATAAAGACCTTTTAAGCATTGTTCAGCCGCCCGATGGGTGGTTTGCGGTGCTGGGCATAAAAGGTGAAGACGATGTCAGGCAAAAACTGGTAGCAACACGCGAAGAAGTAGACCAAGTCGCCGCAGATTTTGTGGCGCAAGAGCGAAACGTTTATTTTGGAGTCGCTAAGTTTGCGACAGACCAAAACCGTAAGAAGCCAAACGTTAAAGGGCTAAAGTCATTCTGGCTGGATATTGACTGCGGAGAGACCAAGACCGCAATCAACGAGAAGACAGGACGCCCCGAAGGATACATTGACCAAGCAACCGGACTGCAAGAACTACAAATTTTCTGCAAAAAGATTGGGCTTCCGAAGCCGTTGCTAGTCAACTCCGGACGTGGCATCCACGCCTACTGGCCTTTAACCCGTGAAGTTACCCGTAAGGAGTGGGAACCTGTTGCAGAGCGTTTACGCGAACTCTGTGTTCTCCACAACTTCCACATCGACGGGAAAGTTTTTGAAGTTGCCCGTGTGCTCAGAATCCCCGGCACATTCAACTTTAAAGACAATCCACCTACGCTGGTAGAAATTATCAGTGATGCTCGGCCTGTTGAGTATGACGACTTCCGCAAGATTTTGGGAGTCAAAGAAGTACAGCCTGAAGTTCCCAAACGCGAGTTGACGGAACTGGCGAAAGCCATGATGCAGAACACCACGTCTTCTTACCGCAAGATTATGTTGCGCGGCGAGAACGGATGCAGGCAGTTGCTTTCGGCTTTTGAAGACCGTGAAACCTTGTCAGAACCCCGATGGTTTGACGCGCTGTCCATTGCGAAGTTTTGCAGTGACCGTGACGTTGCCATCCACAAGATGTCTGAGGGGCACCCCGACTATGACTATGCAACTACTGAAGCAAAGGTAGTGCATATAGTTGGCCCGCACAGTTGCGCAGAATTTGAGCGCAGTAACCCCGGTGGGTGCGATGGGTGCCCTCACCAAGGCAAGATCAAGTCCCCGATTGTGTTGGGGAAAGAGATTGCTGAAGCAACAGACGAGGACAATACCGTCGTCGTTGAGAACGAGGAGGAAGAAGACACCGAAGTTCACACCATACCCAAGTACCCCAGTCCATTTTTCCGTGGCAAGAACGGTGGCATCTACAAGATGGTGGGGGAAGAAGAGGAACCTTTGCGGGTCTACGAGCATGACTTGTATGTCATCAAGCGCATGCGCGACCCCTTGTTGGGTGAAGTTATCGTGATGAAACTGCACCTGCCTCGGGATGGGGTTAAAGAGTTCGTCGTGTCGAACGTGCAAGTCACTGACAAGAATGAGTTGCGTAAAGCGCTTTCTAGTCACGGCGTGGTTTGCAGCGCGAAGCCCTTTAACTTACTGATGGAGTACCTATTTCTCTCCATCAAAGAACTTCAATATAAACGGAGAGCAGAACACATGAGACAACAATTCGGATGGGCCGATAGGGACAGTAAGTTCATTGTCGGTGACCGCGAGATCACACCAGACGGCATCTTTCACAGCCCGCCGTCGAGCACTACGCAAAACCTAGCGCAGCACATGCAACCTACGGGCACACTGGAAAAGTGGAAAGAAGTGTTTGACCTGTACGGTAGACCCGGTCTTGAACCCCATGCGTTCGCAACGCTGACTGCCTTTGGTTCCCCCTTGCTTAAATTCTTGGGGCAAAACGGAGCCATCATTAACGTCATTCATCCCAACTCAGGCACGGGCAAGACCACCATCTTGCATATGTGCAACAGCGTGTACGGTGACCCCGGCAGACTGTGTGCGATGTGGGATGACACTCTTGCAGCCAAACTGTTGCGACTGGGCGTGATGAACAACCTGCCGTTCACTGTGGACGAGATGACCAACACCACTCCAGCAGACTTCTCCACCTTGGCATACAGCATGTCACAGGGGCGGGGTCGTGACCGTGTGAAGTCTGGCTCCAACGAACTGCGTCTGAACCTCACTTCGTGGCAATCAATCTCCCTGTGCTCATCAAACGCTTCGTTTTACGAGAAGATGGCATCACTCAAAAGCAGTCCTGATGGTGAGATGATGCGACTGATTGAGTACAAGATCGACTACACCCCAGTAATTGATGTGGCAGAAGCCAAGCAGATGTTTGATCATCAACTGAAACAGAACTTCGGACACGCGGGCGACCTGTATGCTAAGTGGCTAGTAGAGAATCTGGAAGAGGCAAAGAACACGGTCCTTGGCATTCAAGCCAAGATTGACAAAGAACTGCGCCTGACTCAACGCGAACGCTTCTGGTCTGCGGTGGTTGCTGCCAACATTACTGGTGGTCTGATCGCCAAGAACATTGGCTTGATCGACTGGGATATGAAAGCCATCTACAGATGGGCTACCCAGATGATCTTGAGCCTACGTGTGGAGGTGAAGCCGCCAGCCAGCGATGTAATGGCAGTGGTCGGTGACTATATCAACCGCCATATGCAGAGCATCTTGGTTGTGAACGATGAGGTTGATCGTCGCACCAACATGGCAATGCTACCTACACTGGAGCCTCGCGGTGAATTGCTCATACGCTATGAGCCGGACACTAAGAAGATGTTCCTAGCCGCCAAACCATTCAAGAACGATTGCGTCAAGTTTCAAGTGAACTACAAGGACACGCTGGCGCAGTTGGAAAAGAAAGGCATCTTTCTGGGCACCATGAACAAGCGGCTGTCCAAAGGCATGAAGGTTGTGTCGCCGGGAGTGCACTCGCTGATCTTTGACTGCTCCAACACGGAGTTCATCAGCATGGATGAGTTCGCAACCCCGGGTGCCGATGATGCTGGTGGAGAAGGTTAGTTATCGGGTGAACTGGAAGAAGTTCAAGAAGGGGTGTTCGTTTTTCATCCCTTGCTTGAACCCGTCTGCTGCTGAGAAAGAAGTTCGTCGTACCACACAGAGGTTCCGATACAACATATTGACCAAAGTTGTGATCGAAGATGGCATCAGGGGTTTACGAATATGGCGTCTTTGATATACTGATCGCGGAAGAATCGCTCCTTCCGCTTTCTTGGCGTAGTTGCCTTTTTTACACCCCGGGCTAACCCCCGGGGTTTTTTATTCCTGCGGCACTTGAGAGCGTTCGAGCAGCGGGTAGACGTATGGGGCTTCTTTCGGAGAAACCATAAGCCCTTCAACTGCTTCCGTACGGCGTTGCGCCCGACCAGACAACGACTTCGATACGGTCTCACCACTAATGGCGAGCATGCCGTTCTTGTAGTTGTACTTGTCAATTGCTATCAAAGCATCCTCAAGACGAGTTTCATTGCGGTCCGTCGGATCGTTCTCGTAACGCTGTACTGCCAAGTCAAGATCAGCCAACACTTTCTGACGATCCTTCTGAATCTCCATCACCATACGTTTAGCCATGAAGTTTTTCTTTTGAATTTCTGCCACTTCAGTGCTTTGGAACCCGAGCGATGTGCCGAGCAACTTGCCTGTGGTGTACCACTCGGCGTTGCGAATCTCGGCACCTTGACGAGTTTCTTCTCCTTCAGTTGCCTGTCGTATGGCTTTAGCACCACCACGGAAGAATGCAGGGAGCAGTTTCTCAACCCCACGATTGAACTGCCCGTTGTTAAAGTCATCGAACGACGAAGCAATCTGCTGCCCCATGCTACCGAACGGGCCAGTCACAAAGTTAAAGATGAACTGCGTGAACGCAGCCTTGGAGTCTTCCGCAGGTGCATCGTCACGGAACCACAAACCATCCAGTGACACCGACGCGCCGATATTCAGATCAGTCAGTGCCGAGATTGGCCCCATCTTGACACCACGTTGTAGAGCAAGAGCCTGTTCGTCGGTAAGACCCATTGCTTTGGCAAGGTCGCTGCCCGGGCCAAAGTAGTTCGGGATGAACCACTCACGGAACCATAGGTCAAGGTTACGCTTGCCAAGCGGGTTGCCATCATCATCAATGTCGTACTCTTCGTCTGAGTCATCGTCTTCCATGTCAGGACGCAGCAACTCACGAATACCTTCAGCCATACCCATAATCATGCTGTATCCGGGCAGGCCAACCACACCAGCAAACATACCCGTCATGCCCAGCGTGCCAAAGAACTTGATAGCAGCATCACGTTTTTCTTCCTTGTTCAGGAAAGGCAGCATGCCGTAGAAGTTACGCACCAGATAAGAAGTCATCTGAAGCGGGAAACTCATGAACTGAGTAGCCAAACGAGGGATGGCACCCGCTTTCATGATGCGCGGCTTGTTGTACTGCGAGTAGTTGAACAGGGTCTCGTAGACCATGTCCGTTGCAGCCTTGATCGCACGGTCCGTTGCGTCTGCGTTGTTTAGCCCTTCTTTCTTAGCACGAGCAAACTCCAACTCAAACGTGGACATGTACATAGTCTCACGAGTGATGCGCTCCAAATGGTGGAAGGCACCGCCCATCAAGTTCAATGTAGCCCGAGTGCCCTTCTTCATCCAGCCTTCGTACTTGCCCGTAGGCACAGAGGCACGGCTTGTCATGTCCGCAGCATAGGTAGACATGAAGATGTCTCGGTCTTGGGCTGCTTGCCATGCAGTCTTGAGCGCCTTGCGGTACTCAGGATCGGGATGCTTATTGACGTAGGAGGAGTCGTTGATGGATGGCTCGCCCCAGTTGGTCACCACATTCCCGCGCTGGTCTACCTTCGTAGTGCCAAGTTTGTTGAACAGGAAGGAGTAACGCGCCGTGATTTTCGCCGTATCGGCGGCACCATATTCAGCAGCCAGTGCAGGCAGGCCAACAATCGGCAACTGGGTCATTTGCACCAAAGCCGACTTAGGCGAGGTCAACATGTAATAGAAGACCACTTGGTTACCGATACTTGCCATCTGATCCCAGTTAAATTCACCCGGGACTTGAGGAGTCATCTCTGCTCCGGCACGCATGGCAATCTCATCGACGAAGGCCGACAGTTTCAACTTGTCAGGGTTGCCTGCAAGTTCAGCGTAAGCCGAGCCGATACCCAGACGAATCTGATCAGCGTATGCCAGACGAGCCAACTGGTTAGCCGCAGTGTGCTGAGACACAATGAAGTTGCGAAGCACGTCGGCACTAAAACCAGTCTTGCCTTGGCGGTGAGTAAACTTGCGACGGATGTCACGGTCAGGCAACGTCATCAGGTACATCTGGTAGACCTGATCTTTGATTGCATCTACGTCCGTAATAGCAGCCTTACCAGTGACCGGGTCCACCTTGGCGCTGTCCTCCAGTGCTTTAAAGATGTCCTTGAGCATCTGGCTGGACTCAACGATGTCGTTGCGCATGTCACGTAGGTCGTCGCCTACGTCGTAGTCTTGTGACTCGATCATCTCCTCCAGCGTTTTGCCGGATTCTTCTGCACGCTTACGAGCAAAGTTGTTCCGCGCCGCAGCGGACTCAAACATGTAAAACTCACCCGATTTACCTTGACCAATACGCAACCAGTGATTGCCGTAGCGCATGAGGGGGAAGTAGACCCCCAACTGCTGGGCTTCTTGGAAAGTCTGCGTGATCTGAGCAATCAGTTTGCCCTTCGGGGTGTTGGGTTTGCTGGCACTACCCGGAATGTTGGCTTTGGTGATCTTGTCAATCAGCAACTTCTGATGCAGGTCGAACGTGTCCCTGTAGGCATCACGCGCCATGACATAAATGCGCTGACCCTCACCATTACCAAACGCAGGCTTGGCAAGATTTTCCCATCCGCTGATGTTGTACCGCTCGCCAGTGTGTGGGTTAACTACTAGACCGCCCTCATACACCACCCGCAGTTCATTCTCACGCTTGGTGATGTTGCCTTTGGCGGTAGACCGCTGTTTAGGTGACTTGTTGGGGTCATTGAGCGCGGCTTGATAGTCAGCCTTCAGTTTCTGCAACTGTGGGTCGTTTTTCAATGCTTCAGCAAGGTCTGGGTACAAAGTAGGATCAACACCTAGCAGCGTAGATGCGTGCATCACATCGCCCAGCGCCCGAGCACCGTCTTCGTACTTCTGACCAAATGCCACCCACTCGGGGACTCGTTGAGCCAGTTCCCGAATCATCTTGGCACGCATGCCAGCCATGTCTTGCACGGCATCGTTGACGACACGGATATTGTTGATGCGATCTCCCACCCAACGGGTGATGTCCATTGTGGTTTGAGTTGGCAAAATTTTCCGTATCGTACCCACAGACAAAGCACTATAGACAGACTTGAGCAGACGGATTGCATCCTTGGCATTCCGGGTCTGCATCATCAACTCACCAATGTTGGCGTTCAAATCTGTAGCCCGCTGCGATTTCGCAATCTTCCCAAGCGTCTTGTTTTGTTTTGCGGTGACTTTCTTTGCGAGAGCCATGATAGTGCTCCCAGAAGAAGGCGCGGGTGCTGCACGTAGCAGACGATCCGTAACCACCACAAGGTCTTGGAACGCAGAGTCATACTGCGGCCCCATGTTGAACATCTTGCGCA